CTTTCTGTAGCCGCCTCTAACGAACCCGCTTCTATTGTTTTTTGATAATCGCCAGTTTCTACAATGTAATCTTTTAGATCCTCCCGTATTTTTTTGTTGTTTTCTTTTTTCATATTTTTATTGAGGGGGGGGAAAATGTTTTCTTGTTAATGGGTGGCACAGAATTTTGGCGAGCATTTTCATTACATTGAGGACAAGCAGTCGGGTCAAAATCAGTGGCATAATCCGTGGTAGTTTTAGGATTATTGAAGAATGGCTTTTCGCAAATTGTGCATTTTATTATTTTCATGTTTTTATTGGGAAGTTAGGATAGGAATAAAATCTACAGCCCACTCGCCCTTATTAAGTTTATCAAGTAGATTCTCTATCGCCCTTGAACCACCACCGCACCATTTTGTTTTATCAACTGATGTAAAACAGGGATATTGTTTTTCGTACTTTTTATTGATTTCAAATACAACGAATTGCTGATTTGTAAAAAAGAAGATAGCAAGTAGCCAACCCAATACCCAAAGCAGAGAAACCACACCTTTAATAAAATCGTAGTTTTCCTTTTTCATATTTTTATTCATTATTTTATTTCCCATCCCCTAAAAGCTTAAATTCTCCTCCCCTACCCTCTTCAAGATTCTTTTTATATTGCGGCAACATTATTTGTCCGAGTGTGGTGCTATTCCCTTTATTGTCTGCTACAATCAGGTGCGGCATAAATTCTTCCATAAATTCTGTAAGACCTGAATCAACTGCTAAAAACTTAGCTTTTAAGTGGTGAAAAAGAATCCGGTGCATTTGATTAAGTTCTTTCTCGCGGTTTTTGGAATCTAATTCCCCTTTATGCTGAAATGGCACTACGATCCGGATTGCAAGGGGCTTCGTTACCCCCGCTTCAACTACCCGAAATTCCAATGCAAATCTATCTTCTAAATTCGTAAAACGACTTTCGTAAATTTCTCTTGTAGTAAGCATTTTAACAATAGCCGTTTGACTTCTGACCCAGTTAACTGTGGTTCCTTTGTATGCATAATTTTTCATATTTTTATTGAGGGGTTAAGGGGTTAAAACTTCAAAATCATCTTGTAATTCTTCGGTAAAACAACTCGCCGGCAAAAAACTATTATCTTCTATTTTTGAACCTTCTTTCCAATACCAGTTTTCTCTGGGGGTAAATTTATAATAACGAGGAGATTCAAATAGGCCTTGAATAAAAACATCTCCGATTTTAGCTTCACCATGATCAACCAATAATTTTATTTTCTTCATATTTTTGGGGGATTAGTTATCCCCTCGTTATTGCTCAATCTCAAACTTCCCGTCTTTTCTTACGACACTTTGATATTTTTGATTGATGTTGTCCCACATCCAGCCGTCTTCCCAAAAACCGTCTTTCCAAGCGCCGCCTTCCCAAACGCCGTATCCCCAAAAGCCGCACTCCCAGATGCCGCCTTCCCAAACGCCGTATTTCCAAACGCCGTATTTCCAGATGCCGTCTTCCCAAATGCCGCCTTCCCAAAAACCGTCTTCCCAAATGAGATAATCATTCGTTATGTCAATATCCGCATTCTCAAATGTGGCTCTTTCCAGCCACGGAAACTTATTGTAAGCGTCTTTTTCCGTTCCTCCTTTTATGTTTTTGAATTTCATAGTTTTATTTTATTTTGAACACCAATTTACTTCCGTCCCACGGACATTCCGGCACGCACCATTTCTTATGAAAGGCGTTTTTGGACTTTTGTGGCCACGTCTTATGCGCCTTCCGATATACTTCCGGAAGATCGTTCAACGCTTCTTCAGGAAGTATCTTAAAGACTCGCAAACGGATTTCTTGCTCATTTTCGGGTTTCTCAGTTTTGATATATTCAACCCGCTTTTTGTAATCATAACAATACTCAACTAAGTCGTCATGGTGAACATGAATGGCGAATCCATTATTTATTTTCTTTTCTTTTTTCATACGTAATGTTTTTTATTCAATTTCGCCCTTAGTATAAATCATATTTTTATTTTATAGATTTATTACATCCATAATTTTTAACTCCTCGTATATTCTATCAATTTTATCCGCATCTTGTCCCGCAAAAATTTCTTTTTTAATATAATTTTTTATATGTTCGGGAATAAGTGAACCGTCTTCTTCTGTCAAAAGACCCACGAACCCTGTCCACGAACCATCTCGGCTATAAAAACTATCTTCCCATAATTCGTGAATGGTGATTCCCCTGCGCCTTTTGGCTTCTGAATAAACATTAAATCTTTCTTTTCCGTGCTGAAACCCCGATATAAGAGCTCCTCTTTCACTGTGAACCAAATACTCTTCGTGTTCTCCTTTATGGGGAGGGAATTGTTTAAATAAATCAGGATTGAACCATTCAAGGTTTTCTTTTTCTCTTTGTTGAGCATTAGTTAATTTCATTCTCCTTTTGGTTCATTGTGTTCGTCTTCGCCGGAGTGTTCTTTGCAATCGGAGCATATATCCGTGTCCGAATAAAGCGGAGCGCCACAACACACAGAAAGCCGATTTTGGTCTTTTATTATTTCGTCATTCATATTTTTATTGGGGGGTTAGAATTTTATTTGCTATTTCAACCGCTTTCTCTAATGCCTCGCCCGTCAATATACTAAAACCTGGCATTATCTGACTTTCCAACATTCCCTCAATTTTTGTGCAAGTTTTTTCGCCGATAAGACTCAGGTCTTTATCATAAATCCCCACACAATAACCACTTAAACAACTCTCTAAATCAACCTCACGGCCATCTTCCAACTTCGTAAAAAACCTATGCCCGAAACTTCCCTGACTGCCTTCTCTTTTGAAACTTCCTAATGTTAATTTTTTCATATTTTTATTCATCTAAAGAATTTATACGACCTTTAAATTTCTATTATTTGTTTTTTTTTACGACCTTTTTCTTGGGTTTATAATGACACAGTCCACAATGGGGATATTTCCAACGATGTTCACACTCGTCTTTTTTGGGTTTATTTTCCATAAGATTTATCTAATTTTTCTAATTCATCAATTTCTTTCTCTAATCTTTTTAATCTATTACGCACCTCACCCTTAAAATGCTCATTTTGATAATCTGGATTATCGGCATTAAGCATAATTTCATGCGATAAAATTGCAAATCCATTCATTGTATGTTTTAATGCTTGTTTTGGATTTACATTCATAAAATTAAAAAGGTATTTCGCTAACATTTATTTCGTCTGAAAATGATAATTTTTCGACCAATTCCTGTTTCCCCAATTCGTCCAAATTTTTACGCTCGGCTTTTTCGCGCAAGGATCGGGCGTACTGAAGCCCATTCCATTTCCTAAAATAATCAGTGAACATATCCGGTAGACAAACCGACCAAACAATACATTTTTCATCTTTACAAAGAATTATTTTCTGATTGTGCGTATATCGGAAAAAATCTCTGCCGTTAAGTTCCATTTCAAAATCATCAATAACTTTACGCTGTTCAAAATCATAAGGATTTAATCTTTTATTGTCGGAATCTCCAATGGATCGTTCCAACTCGATCAATTTAATCTGGCCTTTTTCAAAAGACAATACTCCCATGTGGAATTTTCTTGAACTGGATATACTTTCGTCCCGCCACAAAAGGTCTATTTCTGTTGCGTCTTTTTCGGAAACATTATATGGATTTTGAATTGCTTTTATATAAATTTTAGCCATGGCCTATGATTATAGTTTTTTGTGATTCTCGATTTTTCCACTGATTAAGGGTGTCTGCCGAGAAACAAGCGGTGATAGAGGGATATTTGTGGGACTTTTCAAGGGTGAAGTAATACTCGGCTATTTTTCTTACCTCGTCCCGGCCGCGCAACTTATATTGCCTGTGAAACGTGCTTTTATCAGCCACTAAACTGATTTCTGGCTCGAATCCACGATTGTCTCTCCATAATTTAAGCCAAAACACCCTGAAATCAACCCATGCCTTGTTTTGGTTCTCTTTTTTCTCGTCCTCTTCTAATTCTCCGGTGTTAGCATTAACCGTAGGTTCTTTGTAGTGTTCGTTTTCGTTATAGTTTCTCATAAACTTACCTGCGTCAGCAGGTTCGCCGTCAGGCGAAGTTATATTTACTTCCTTAATCTCCTTACTTACTCTACTTACTCTACTTACTTGGGATTCCACTGGATTCCGTTGGATTCCAATATTATTAGTTTTTAGGGCTTTTTTTTTACTATATTTTGCACTGGTCTATCGTTTTTTAGGGTCTGGAAACTATCAAAATTGCTTATTTTTAGATACATTTTTTCATTTACTATGAATCTTTTTATCAAACCGACATCCTCCATTTCTTTTAAGCAATCTTCTACCTCCTTTTCAGAAACCTCGATCCGTGGTATAATTTCCCACTTTACACTATCGGAATCTCCGGCTAACTGTCCTAAGTCATCACAATGAGGAATAATCCAAGTAAAGATTAGTTTTGCGAGATTGGATACTCTACTAACCCTTTGACTCGTAGAAATACTTGCTGATAACATCCTCCTTGTTGCCATAAAATCATAAACTAAAATCCCGCAGCAGAGTTGGATAAAAGAGCTTTTTAGGGCTTTCTTGTGTCTCTACTACGGGGTTTAAATCTACGAATTGCCCATCTCTTTTATCCATACCCCCAATTTATTCAATTTTCAAATTAGTGTCAAGTAGTGGACTTATCCACACCTCTTTATATGCTTTTTCCAACTCTTTTTTAAGATATATTTTCTACACACCAGACATAACCTGTTGTTTTTTCGTTTAATCCCAAATTCGTTTTCAATAAAAGTATTTAATGTCATACCTTAATTAAATTCTTTTAATGCTTTTTCTGCTATTTTTTCAGAGTTAGAAATGATATAGTTAAGCACGGTGTCATAAAAATCTTCATCTGACATGTCGTTTGGAAATTCTTTCCAGTGTTTATAAATGCAAGCCCTAAGAAGTTTAGATTTTGATCGGGGGTCTTTGCTTTTTATGGTTTTTCCGAGGGGTGAGATAATCTCAACTTGCACAGGTTCAAATTTAAAGTATCTGTTAATAGTTCCATCCTCATTATCCTTATCGGTTTTTTCGGTAATAGAGCCACCTACTTTTATGGAATAATTATGGCCCAAATCCACGGGTTCTAACAGGGTTACTTTCCCACCGAGGCGTAAAACATATTCATTTATTTTATCTTCCCTTTTTATTTCCTGCATAAAATTTGTTAAAAGTTTCGTAATTAAGCAATTTTTCACATTTTCTACATTGCCATTTGCCTGTTTCAAAACTTGCCTCGGTTAATACCATTTTACAATACGGACAACATAAGTTTCCGAATTTATTTTTTATTCTCTCCATGCTTTTTAATCTCTTGATTATAGATTAAATACTTGCGGTTGTTGCTTTGGAAGCCATATTATGACCTGTTTTTTAACGTTTTCTGGAAACGGGTATTTTTCAAATTCCAGCTTCGCCTCGGATTTCATTTTTGAAATGCCGTCTTTACGATCTTCCGTTGTCGCTTTGCTGTTCGCAAAAATAATTTCCTTGCCATTCATACAAATCAAATCACTTCCAAATAAATCTATTTTTCTGTAAAAAGTTCTTCTGCCGGCCATTATCCCACAGGTAAATTCCGAAAGCTGGCATACGAATCCTTGTTTTTCGTACCAATCCCTCGTTTTTCTTTTGTAATAATTACCGCGTGAAGTTGTACTCATATTGTTGCCAGTTAAGCCGTGGATATTGAATTTTGTCATCAGGGGTGGCTCTTACCGCCATTATCCTGTTTAGTTGCTTTTTTATATCCTTTCGCTTCTCTATGGAATGGTGGTAAGAACAAACGGGTAAGATACAGAACTTCGCGTTTTGCCTCTGTCCTGCGTAAATGAGATTATGGTGCCATTCAATTCTACCCGAACACTCCTCGCTTCTTATACAACACTTTTCGTAAAATGGGTCGCTTGCCATTTTATTGCGTAGATTTTCTGGGATTGGTTTTGTTAGCCCCATATAAGTCAGAACGAAAACCCCAAGTATCGGTTTCTCTGTGGCAATCCTAATATAATCTTTATTCGATCCCCTCCCATTTAATGATACGAATTAGGTTGATAAGGGAAGAGGGCTTTTTGGAAGATAGGATGTAATTCTCCATCACAGGACGCTTCGTACGAAATTTGGGCAGATTCTTGCGTTACACGCGATTCTGGCGCCCACCGCCACTCTTGTAAATTCCCCTTATGGTTGTGTTGTTGACATCTTCGGGCCTCAACCATTATTCCACTTTTTCGTATTTCATTTATCCGGCTTCTATATTCGGGGATATGTTCTTTCATAAATTCAGTTCCGCAAACCCAATCTCCTTTTTCAAGCATGAATTTAATTATATATTTTTGAGGGTTCATTTTAATTTTTTATGCGCTTCCTGTTGGTCAGTCCAAATAATCTCCAATTTATTTGAAATAGATTGATAATTTTCTGGTATCAGTTCTTCCTGACATGACTCCCGAATTAAATTTTCAATTTCCGCTTTATCTTTTACGTTCCGCATTTCAATCCTGTTGATTAAAAGCATTATTCTTTTTTTAAGGCCTATAAGATCATCGTGCTGTTTGGCATTTTTGATTGTCGGATCGGAATCTAAATCAATAATAGGAAAATTATTTATTTTCTCATTTTCTTTTAAATCCTCTAAGTCTTGGGTAAACATTTCTGATAAAGCGCCCACCCTTAATACCGCATCTATATTGGCTGATTTTTGGGCCATTTTAATTGCCTTGTTTATATCTCCGTCTTTATGGACATCTCTGGCTCCCCGGCCCTCTCCGACTAATTGGCCGGATTTTGTGTACAATTTGCATACATAGCAAAGCACTCCGTCTTTTTTTCCCATCATCTCCCAAGTATCATTATCCCTTTCAAACTCGGCTCGGAGATGAAACAAGGACATAAATTTCTCGGCTCCGGGCTTGGATAAGGAGGGTTTTGAAGTTCTCCCGCCGATCTGAAGTTCATAATAATCTGTACCCTTTTTAAGATTTTTAGAGATATATCCTTTAATAAGTTTACGGGTTTCTTCTTCTCGTTCCAATGCTTCGGCAGTTACTAAACCACTATCTTTTCTTAATACTATTTGAGTTTCTTTTGGTGTTATATCAAGTATTTTCATTGATTTTCAAGCCACCCCTCAAATGTGGGGATTTCGTCATTCGGACATCCTGTTCTCCGACAATCACTGGTACAATCCCCATTTGGAGTATGTGGCCATTTGATTTTTATATTTTTAATGTCTTCTTTATAACGTGCTTCGGCTTCAGCACGCTCGGCATATGTGTTTGTGTTCATATTATTCAATTTTAGATTGTTCTAATTCGCCCTCAAAAAGAGCGTCTTTATCCCGCGACCTTTCAAATGCTCCTAATTTTTCCAAGGCCATTTCAATCGTGGGAGAAGACAAGTCAGTATATTCCAATCCTCCCTCCTCGTTTTCGGTTTCAATTTCTAATTTAACATTTTTAATCATTTTATTTTAGAGGCAGAGGAATGATACAAAATGGGTAACCAAAATGTATCATGTCCCCACCTCTTTACCCATTTTACAGTATCGCCATCCATAGTACGACGACTATGAATATCAATGGCGGAATTATTATCTCACCGGCTAATTCCCATTTGCTCGGTTTTAGTTTGCTTGCGGATTTCTGCACATAAGTAAGCATATATTTTTCGTGCCTGTTCATAATTTCTTGAGCCGAAAATTTCCCTGTCCATTTTGTTCCTAAAATAATTGGCTCGTTGTTCGTTATCTCCATATAAAAGTAAATCCATAATTTTTAATCTTTTTAACTCCGGCTGTGTGGTAGCCGATACCCGACCTTTTTATACCAGAAAAGCCACCCCGACTTGCCCGCTAAGGTGCGCCGAGGTGGCTATTCTGATATACCTCTTTCGAGGTTTTTGCTCACCTTAGCGGGTCTATGTTTATTGAACATTTTTAATAATACTCCCGCGCCGGATACATGTCAAGGCGGGGTTTATCCACAAGCCACCCGAATATATCAATTTGTCAATACCGAAAGTGCAAAACTCCGATTTTCCATATCCAGTAAAAAAGATATAATTGATATATGAATACTTGGTATGTTAAACACCGGAAAAAGATTCTAAAAATGTGGCGGGAAAGAAAATGGAAATATATCTGCAAATGCGGACAGACATTTACTTCTGCTAAGTGGTGGTTCGAGGCGAAATGTTACAGTTGTCGGGGAGATAATTTAGAGTTTTATGCGAAAGAGAACTGAAAATATAAAATATATTTTATCTTCACGGTCTTATATAGACCAAATCATTGCTTTGCGAAAAGAGGGGAAAGGCATTTCGGAAATTGGGCGGATTCTTAAAAGAAACCACACCACCATTCTTTATTGGTTCAGAAGAATTGACGCGCTGGATCCATTGTTCTCATACGCGCCAAAACATAAACGCGAATTTACTGCCTCTGATTTATTGAATAAATCCGCCCCCTCGTATTATAAAAAAATACTGATTAGTTCAAAAATCAGAGAACGTCAAGCCAGATGTTCGCATAATATTATGTTAAGAAACATATGTTATTGGTGCGGAATATCTGGAAATCTCGTATAGTTTTTTCGTTGATGTTTGTAATAAAATATCATTTTAGAAAGAATGATTACGGATTTTTGGAAAAACTAAAACCGCCCGAAAAGGCGGTTTTAGAATTAAGATGGAAGTTCAAAGCCCGGCTTTTGTTCCCATATATATTCGACCGGAACTATTGACTCCTTTGCGGATTCAGCCAAAAACCCGCCCCCGTTCCAATAAATTGCATAGATTTTGAGTGGGTTTGCATAGATTTATCGAAACGCGGGCGAGCTTCAGCGTATCCACTTCCAGCAATTCGTCCAATGCCGCCACCCCTCCTTTTCTTTAAGCATTTTCCCGGCCAGAATAATTTGGTCTTTGGGATTTAGATATTCTCCCTTGAAATCATAAATTTTTGATTGAGTAATAAATGTTGATTTCCAAAACTGTAAAATTCCCCGTGCCATAAATTCTTTGGTTTCACTTCTAAAATCTCCTTTGGCGGTTTTAACAAATTTTGACTCGCAGTCAATCAATTTAATAAACTTTTCGGGGTCTATTTGGTTGATAACTGCCACATCGTGCGCGAATTGCATTAGTTCATATTTTTCATTTGTCAAAAACACTACGGTCGAAGAAGCCATAATTGAAAGCAACCACACTAAAAGTGTATTCATAAATTTTCATGTTAAGAGTAATCACATGGGAGTTAAATACTTCCCAATACTTTACCGTTTTTATCTATCCCAAGGGCCGCGCCCAAGCTGGAAATAAAAACAATAAATATAGAATTTATTACTGTTTTTCCTATCGTAACCCAATCTACAGTAAATAAATCAAATCCTGATGTAGTTACGACACCATATAGAACTATGATAATGGCGGCGAAAACCGCATTTGCTAAGGCCACAATAAAATCCCTTCCATTAAGTCGAAATAAATTGCTGTTCATAATTTTAATAATTTCAATAATTGTTTCTTCAGTGTCTCGAGCAACACCGACATCTTATTAAGTTGTTCGGCGGCAAAAAGCGTATCAAGAGAGCGTTTAATCCCTCTCGCTATTTTTTCCGGCCCGCCATTTAAAAGAACCAATTTATCCTGTTCGTTTGTCATATAAAGACATTCTATAATCACCGAGGGGCATTTTAACTGCCGCAGGAATCCTAACGAGCCGACATAAGAGAGTGAATCGTGTTTTGGCCCGCGATTGGGTATGCCAAGTGTTAATGATATATTTCGCGCGAATATATCCGCATATCTCGGAGTGTCGGAATAATATGTCTCTACCCCGCGAATGGATTTATTTTGATGGGCATTCAGGTGAATTTCCAAACTAAAATCATCCGGCTTGGCCGAAAAGTTAATCCAATCAATAGTATCTCTTAGAGAGAGAGTGTCGGGTGGAAACTCTGCGTTTACTAATTTCTTTAATTCATCCCGAATTTTAATAGTCCATTCTGATTCCGAAGCCAACCCGCAACCGCAGGAATAACCTTTATCATAAATTGAGTGTCCGGCCGAAATATAAAATCGTGTCATACTCTTTGTTTTCTTTTTAATCTCCAATGCTCGGCTTCACTTTGAATATCCGCATTAAAACTTTTGAAATCCCCCAAATGAGCAAAATCTAAATGACATTTACGGCATAAAGTTATAAAATTGCTCGGCTCGAGTTCCAATTCCGGGTGTAGGTGAAATGGCCACACATGATGTAATTCCAATGGATGTAATAATCTTCCTTTTCGTTCGCACAATTCGCAGTATGACTTGATATTTTCTTTTCTAACGCGACTCCATTGAGAGGAACGTCCTCCGAATAAATCAGGATATAACCACCCCCTTATTCTATTGAGAATATAACCCATAAAATTAAACCCGAAGTCGCCAGCCAAGGTACGACAAAAAAGAAGAAAAAGAATAGAAACTGTTTCGGATCTTCACCTATTATCTCGTCCCATAAAGATTTCAAGTTATTTTGCAACAGGGAGAACGTTGGTGATTCAAGCGGACTTGCGTCCTCAACGCTTAAACTCCCTGTCGCCCCCGATTCCCTTACGGGTGAGCCGTATAAGGTACTCTATTTTACCTCTTTGCTACCGGAGAAGCTCGGAGAACCATCCTTGGAATCACACGGATGGAGTTATTTTGTATATTTACAATCATGTCCTCGCTTGCGATGACTGTATGTTTTATGGCCTTCGGGGTGGCGGGCGTTCCACCTTTCCCTTTGTTTTTTCTTGGCTTTGTTTTGTGCGTGTCCGCTCATGTTATCTAAAGATTTCCCCAAAGTAATCCCTCAATCCACCTAAAAGGCGTTGTAGGAAGTTTTTTTTTATGGGTATAAATTCTTTTTGATTGACGGCAATTCTATATCCCATATCAAGCAAATCAAAACTGGAAGCAAGTTTTTTAATCCAATCTCCGGCTATTCCCGAATCTAAATAATTATCGAATACAAAATATCTCGGCCGCTTAAAAACCATAAAGGCGTGATTCGGACTGTAATTGGTTCGGGGATATTCCCCATTTACGGGCGTTGGCCAGGCATACCCCCCGCACATAAGCATATCATTTTTAAGCAGGTTTTCAAAATCCGATTCCGGCCCACGTTCATAGTTAATAAAGAATCTCTGGATAAATTCTAAACCGAGGGCTTTCATATTTTCGCTTATCTTGGCCGAATTATGGTAGTCATCAAATCCCATCCACGATTCAGCCGGAAGCATGGCCTTGGGAATAAGTCCGTTTTTTCTTACTGAATCCAAGGGGGACTTAAAGGAGTTTCCCTCGCGGGTGGTTCCTGAAAGTATGGCTACAAATCTATCGCTAAACTCTATCCTATCACCCACCACATATCCTTTTTCTTTCAGCCACATCTCATTAGCCAAACTTAATTTTTTATTTGCAAGAAGCCAATTAAATTTCGTTTCTAAAACATTATTTACCGCCCGCGAAACGCAGTCCATAAAATCTTCCCGCCCGAATTGCAGCTCGCCCTTAGGAAGATATTTTTCCCGCTCCTCTTCTGGGATTTGAGCGATACAAGTTAATCCGGTCGCCCCAAGTTTCCAGTCCTCAACGGATTGTTCGGCAAGTTCTTTGGCAAGATTGAATCCGAATGTTGTTTTTTCCTTTGTCATGCTTTCGTCCGAAAAATTAAATCTATAATTTTAATCAATAAGTGGGATACGACATCCCGATAATAAATAAGCGCGATAACCGCCACTGTCGGCCAAGTAAAGTCCGAGAGATAAACAAGCCACTCCTTAAATGCTTCAAGTTCCATTTATTTAAGTAAAAGGTTAATAATTCCGGTAACTAATCCTCCGATTGACGAACCGGCAACAATCCAAAAGAATTTTTTTAACCAAGCAACATCGGTTTGTAAAATAATCAAGGTCTCCTTAATAAGCCCCATTTCTTTATTGGCCACCAATAAACTTTCTGTGTGTTTATCAAGCACCTCTTTTACTTCTTCGTTGATATGTTCTTGAAGTTCCATCATTCAATTATTATTACGCTTAGTCGTCGTTTAGGAACTACTACCGCCACTCCCGCATTAGTAAATGGCACATTAGTTGCGCATTGAGTTGAATTGACGTTTGTGAGGTCGTCTGCCACGGCTCCGGCCGGGTCGGTGGTTTCTCCTTTATCTTCAAGTTGAGTAGTGCCGCAAGTTCCGGCTCCATTATTTAACATCCAATAACCCACCAATCCGGTTTCGTTTCCAACAAGTTGCTGTTGATAATCCGCCGCGATTGCCGCTCCGGTGCGGGCGACATTATACAATCGCACATCGTCTATAAGACCATTAAAGTCTTGATTTGAGCCATTGGCGTTTCCGATAACTACAGCATCATTGCCATCACCCGGAGCACGAGTACACGCTTGGTCTGTTCCCTGTTGAGAACCATTTATAAAAAGCTGTAAAATATTATTAGTATCATCAAATACCATAGCAAAATGATACCAAGTTCCTGTTGATGGACTCCAAGAAACAGTTGGCTCGCATGATGCCGAACCATCTGCAATGCGTAAAGCTATACCAGGGGTATCTGGATTAAAATAAGAACCATAACCATTTAATCCGGAAGCACCATTTTCTTTATCAAATATGCGTTGGTATCCCGCGGTTGATGTAAAATTTAGCCACGCCTCAATCGTCAATGAACCTGTAATACTTGTATCAGCACTATCCACGATAGTGAACCGATACTCCGTGGCATCATTTCCAAAATCAGCCGATGTAGTATTCAAAGCCGCTAAAACGGGCAGAGCGGAATATGCCAAACTTAATATCAAAATTAAAATTGTAAGTAAGATTTTCATAATTTTTCAATAAAACCGCAGTCAAAACAAACATAATAAATTATTTCAAATTTTTCTGTTTCTGACATGTCATCGGCAAGCCCTATTTTAATTTTATGTTCGTGTTTCATGGCGTTGTAGAGGCAATGCCTGGCGGCACATCCCCGATTATTTTCCAATCATAAGTGTTTTCTAAAGCATTAAGCCCGACTCCCTCCGACTTCTCCCAATATCTTCCGGCTTCGGTTTTTTTTAATTTAATCTGATAACCGATTTCGCCCTTGGCATTTATAAATTCATCCGCTTCTCTGGTGTAAATCCCAAATGTTTCCAAAGGGAACGCTTTATATTTATTGCTAATGCTTAAATAATTCGCTTCGGCTGTTTTGGTTTCGTCAATGATTTCAATGTCGGTTTGAGCCGCCCCGAATTTCAAATCCTCCGGCTGTCCTTGAAGTAGAGAAACCAGCAGGTAGAGTGAAGCGACAATTTGTTTTAATAGTTCAATCATACCCCCCAAAAAACTCATTTTTTACGCTCTGTTTATTCCGTGGCAAGGTTTTTATTGGTTAGGGTGTCTTCCACCCCTCTAACTGGATAATCATATCGTGAAGCGAGCTTGACGCTAATAAATCCGAAACCCACACCACCTCGTTTATGGCTATGGTGTTATCGTTGAATGTGTTGGTGTGAAGCGTAAAGGTTGAAGTTGAGACCGTATTTTTAGCGGTGGTAAATAAAGCGGTGGGCGATGCCAGAGAATTATGCCATACCTGAAAATCATGTCCGGTTGTAGTTGCTACCGAGGTCGTGCCGTTAGTCATTTGGATACTATTCATACTCCAAACCCTCTGCACCACAAAATTAAATGGCATAACAAATGGCGGCGAGTTCATGCCGGTAGTGGATGAAGCAATAGAGAGAACTACGGTGGTGGTCGCGGGCAAACTATAAGTCGTTGCTCCGGCTTGAAAATGAATTGCTCTGTCGGTGGTGTCAATTTCAATTTCACCCGAAGTAGTGATTGTTGAAGAAGCCGAAACTGGAACCCTAAAGGTAGAGGTGGCGATTAAGGTGTCAACCGTGGTAGTTCCTATTAACGCCCCCGCAAAAGTATATTCTCCGGTTCCTACGTCTCCGGTATTCAAAATATAACTATCGGCGATTTCGGTAACCCCTAAACAATCCGTGCAATTTACATCAATAACATCCAGGGTAACAGCCGCGGTTTCCGATCCCGAGCCTGTAACGGTTAGAGTTGAATTTCCCGAATCAGCAATCGTAGTTACATAATTTCCCGAAGTTCCTCCTCCTAAAGCGATATCAGCGACATTTACATCGGTTATGCATCCGGTGCAGGTTATAGTCGCGGTTGTAGTGGCGGTTAAGGTCCCTACCGTAAGATTTCCTATTGATGATGTTGAGATAACTCCTCCAGCGTTTAAGAGTAAAAGCGTTGAGGTTGAATTGGCTTGAACCCCGCCCCAAGTAGTCGCTGTGAATGGAAATACTGCGGCGGCTATGGCAGTGCAATCTTCCACCGCGCCCAAAGTATCTACTCCTAATGGATAATTTCCTGCCGAGCAATTTGCGCCATTGGCCGCAAGCGCGGTGGCTGTTCCGGCGTTTCCCCCGATATTAAGAGTTGAAGTCGCGGCAAACGCCAAAGCCGTACCGGCCGAATTGGAATAAAACAAACTATTTCCGGCAAAAGACGATATGCCTGTTCCGCCATTAGCCACCGATAAATCAGTTCCACTCCAATAGTCATTATTGATTGATACGAAGGTTCCGGCTCCGGTTGCGCTTAATGCGCTTATTACTTGATTAGTTCCTGACGTGCCCGCATATTCCGCAAATACTCCGCCCGCGCCTGTAAGAATCAAAGCCGAAGTTAACCCGTCAACATCCAAAGTCCCCGATATATTCAAGTTGGTTGTAGTTGCTGACGTGGTGGTGGCAAGCGTAAATATAGCGGTATTAGCCACGCTTGCTCCGATAGGAGTATTGTCAATCGTTCCGCTGGAAATAGTTAAATCATCATCCACTTCTGCGTTAGAAACTACCGACGAACCGGCCACCAAATCCGAAGCGGTGAGGGTATCCGAAACATTGGTATTGGTAATACACGAGGTGCAAGTTAAAGTAAGCCCTCCGGCCAACACCGCGTCTCCGCTGACATATAAAGAGGTTGAAGTGGCATTAGTAGAAGTGGCGTTAAGCATACTCACGTTAAGAAATGTTGAAGAAGCCGTGGTTGAGGTTGCTATAAATCCTGCGGCGACAAAAGGATTATATTCCACACCCGCGCTCGCGCCCGCGTCTGTTCCGCACGAAAATACTCCATTTATGCTTGCCTTGACATCACAATCCGCAGAGTTAAGCAAAGAAACAGTTAGATTAGAGGTGGAGGCATTTTGAGTATAAATTCGTAACCAGCGAGCTGAGGTCGTGCCCATCTCATAAACATTATCTGTTTCCGGCAATATGTTTCTTAAAATCGTAGAAGCGGGCGCGGCTAAAACAATCCCAGCCGAGGCGAGTAATAATCCTATTAAAAATGGTTTCAATTTACTCATGGATAAAATAATACCTCGGTCAAAGCCCAAAGCGTTTGTCCACTTTGTGGAACCCCGACTTGAGCAGTTACTAAAGTTAAAGTTCTTCCCGCGAATGTCCAATCTGTTCCAGCGTTGAAATTCACAGGGAATTGAGTTCCAAAAACCCCAAAAACCGCAGTGGTATCTGGGTCTAAAGTGAACGTACTAACTACGCCATCCACCTGAGATGTTAAGTTCTGCGCTCTTGTAATAGGCACTTTTGCTCTGCCCATCGCCCGCGCCCTGGGAATCCCAGAAAGAATATCTTTTAATCTCTTAAATTCCTCATCCAGTCCGTTGATGGCGTCTATATTTATTCTATCATCGCCTTTCAGAGATTCAAGTTTGCTTTTAAGCTCTTTGGGTCCGTCCAAAATAATCTCTTTTTGTTTGGGAAGTTTTATTTGAGTAAGAACGTCTTGAACGATTTTTTCTTCATCCGCGTCTTTGCCTGATTTTATCGTCTCCATTTTTTCATCCATTTCATACATTTTCTTTTCGTGGGCTTTCATCATTCCCGACATTTCTTTTTCACAGTAATCTGTTATTTGTTTTTTAAGTTCTGAACGGCCCGAAACGGAGTCATTTTCCAGTTTGGCCGCCATTTGATCATACAATCCTTTAATCATTGTAACCACTCTTTCGTTCTCGGCTTTTATTTGTAAAACCAAATCCACTACTTTTTGAAAAGCGTCTATAAACTCTTTACGGGTTAGTGTGTCGTCATCCATCACCGCCAAAAGGCGGGTGAGTTTTGACATATTTTTTTCGTTTATTTCCATGGCCAAAATTTAATTACTTTTTCTACTGGTTTTTCCGTCCTCGTTAATCTATTAGATACTTCGATGTTAAAAGCAATTTGTCGGATTCTTGCTTCTTCTAAGACCTTAATTCTGGCTTCAAGTTCGCCCAATCTTTCTAATCTGGTATGGACTTGCCCAAATTGTTCTACGGCAGTTTCCAAAGCGATAACCCGCATTTGTAATCTACTTTCTGAATCAAGTTGTATCGTGTCCATATTGCTTTTTTATTTTAAATTTGGTATTATTTGAACTTATATGAAAGAAATTGTAATGGGTTCTATTGGTTATTTGGTTTTGACTCTTGGCGGAATTATTATTTTCGCTATACTTTTGGTCGGATTTCAGGAATTATTTGGCTAAAGGCTGCGCTTCCAGCATAGGCATCAAATAGTCAAGGATATTTTCAGTTATTAACCCCCGATTTTTTAATTGGATAATTGTTTCTTTTCTTTTTTCTGAAGAAACTTTTTTAAGTTCATTATAAACTACTCCAGCCAAATCAGAAGCCGCCTCTCCCTTGGCTTCTTTTTTTGCTTCTGAAACTAAGTTTTTAATAAATTCCAATTTCTCATCATCTCCCATTGTCTTATATTTTTCGCTCAGATTCAGTTTGTCGTTGAATTGATCTAAAATTACCCCAGTTTGTTTTGAGATAACCCTATTGGCCTCAAGATTGCCGGTTTTAGGAATTAAATCACCGACATCTTTTCCCATTCTATCAAGTTCTTTCTCGATAAAAGATTTCGTTTTTAGGGTAATTCCTGTAAGTTGTCTTAATAAAGATTGTTCTCTTTCAAGGGGTTTATCTTCAAACATAGAAAATTTTGTCGGTAAAAGTTCATTTAATCCGGGGATATTGCCTATCGCCCCACCGATCACGGGCAATTCTTTGGTTTCTTTTACGGCTCTTTCTTCTAAACGAAAATTCCCTACGATGTCTTTAATGGTTATGAAAGGAACGGTAAATCCTCCAACATAAGATGATACAATCCCATTTACGACATTCTTCGCATTTTTTGCATCCACTTTTTGTCCCACCAAGTCAATCAAAGCCAGTCCCGTTCCAGCTACTCTATTTATCCCTATAGCAGCTTGCGCCCAATCACTGCCTGATATTCTTTCCGAGCCATTAACCATTAGTTCTGCAAAAAACAGATAAGTAGAAAACGGCGCGAAGGCACGGGTATCAATTCTCTTGTCGCCATATTTAATTTCATACCATTTTTCACCGGCAAGATTTTCGTTCGCTCTGATCGCCACTGCTCCCCCCAACATAGAAGTTCCGATAATTGCCTTTGAAATGGCGTTATAATCCCCGGCCGCTATTGCCGCCCGTGTTTTAGAATTAAATAAACTCATTATTCCGGCCGGAGAATAGTCATATAGAAATTTCACCGCGTTAGACATAAAACGAGGAAATGGATTGATGAGGGTAAGGGGGGGCATTGCTCGATACATTCTCATTATACTATCTCCAAAACTTCCTCGTATCGGGCTTTTAGCGAAAGTCCAATCCAATGCCTCATCAACGGCTCTTTCTACCTCACCCGCTCCCAGATCCTCAATTTTTATTCCTTCTCTTTTTGAGGCAGCATTAAGTTTTGCGTCTAAAATAAGATTTCTAAAAAAGTATTCCTGTCCCCTATTAAAAGCGTTTAGGGTATTGGTTATTTTCCCTGTCAAAGCCACATCTCCCACGGGCGTATTATAAAGCCGAGCAGATTCAATAGGATTTTTAGTCAACACCTTCTCTAGTTTTTCCACATTCCCTTTTGAGAATTTTCTTAAAACAGCCGCGATATCTTCAAAGAAAGGAGTAAATGATTCTTTTTGTCCGGTCATTTTACTGACAACCCCATTCATTCCATCCGTAATCGTTCCTAAAGAATATCGTCCAGTTTGAGAAATAGCATTGCGGGCGGCTGTCGCGAGTTGGGTTACCAAAAGCCCACGCCTGAAGTTATCTACTGCCAGATAACCCGACTTAAACCTTTCCCACAAAGTAGGTATTCGTTCGGGAAGTTGAATATCCGGCAGTAAAGCCCTGATTTCTTTTTCTACTCTTGAAAGAGCTTGTAGTGTTCTGCCTGAATAAGTAGCCGCGTCTTCAAACAATCGCGCAGTTTCATTCGCGGACAACCCATATTTAGTTACTATTTTAGGAAGCTCCTCTAAATTCAATTCTCCGTTTCTGATTGATTCCCCGATTCGTTGAAACAATCTCGGCCCGCTTTCCAGTTCTTTAGTTCTTGGATTTCTAAACTCTTTGGCTACCAAAGACGAACCGGGATTTTCTTTTACGAATCTGATCGCTTCATCGGCAATGGTTCTTATCGGTTTTATGGTTATCTGGGGTTCTTTTAGTTTTACTTTTTCACTAACTCCCACCACCCGATTATAGAAGTCGGTGAGTTGGGATTTGGTAAAGCAAATTCTCATATTTTTATATATTCAAATTTATAACCATGTGCTGTCTTTGCCCGACCACACAAGACGCTTGAAATCTGACGAAAATCTATACCAGTTTCCTTATAGGCATCAGTGATTGAAATAAACTTTTTAACCACTTCCCCATTGGACTTTAGCTGAATTATTCTTTTCCCTTGCGTGATGTTTCTTTCCTTTCTCCCTTTTTTGTTATTTTCTGCCCAAGTCATTATTTGTATGTTGTTAAAACAATAATTCCCAAGTGGATTTATTTTATCAATACTTGGAATCAAATTTTTCTGATAGCCGCTCATTGCCCATTGGTCAAACAACCTCAAAAATTTCGGTTTTTTAACGAGCCATTTATATAATTGTTCAGAATTATATTCTGGCATTTTTTTATATACTCTTTTACTATCTCTGCATCTTTGGCGTTGGTTTGCGTACATTTTAAAAATAAGCCCACGAACACTCCGTTGGTATTTATAAATGCTTGGCTTAATTTTTTTATATTCTGTTTTCATTATAAAATAAAGTTACTTTGGCAGTTTCCTAATTCTAACTATTCTCCAACAAAAGTATTCAAACAAAGACATTCCGGGGGCTAATCTCTTTGTCTTGATTGCCCACCAAATTTCTCTTATAAATTTACCCTTCTTCATAATTTTATTTACGACATTCATAATGGTCGCAAGAATAAACCTCCGTTTTTCTCACCTTACAATACTTCATTCCTCTAACTTTCGAACCACCCTGCTCATTGCAAATATAGTGATCGCAACTATAAACATTTTTGTCTCTAACTCGGCAGTATCTCATAGTGTTTATTACTTATATACTTCCAATTATAGCATATAATACTATATATTAATACAAAAACTATCCACAGCTTCTTTTTTGAAAGAGTTTATAAACTCGTCTGCCGTTTTATAATTTTTCGCCCTTTCCGCAAGCGACTCAAATTGTTTCGTACTCTTTATGCCTTCGAGAGACGCGCTCTTGCTATCAAAAATTATATACTGGGTATCTGGTAGTCCCTCCGCCGTATTTTTTGAAATAATAATACCATCATGTCCCCGCGCTTTCAGTTTCTCTCTTAATTTCACAACGGGTTCTATATTCCCCCTTTCTAACATCCCCCCACCTTTACTTGTTGTCATAAATAATTTCCCTTCCGCTTCTGCGTCTTTGATTAAAGAAGTAAAATCGGGATAAACTTTTGGATTATTTAATTTGATTGTAGCGGTCATCACATTCCCACCACCCTTTATATTGGCTATTGATTGTGCATTTCGGGGTTCATTTGTAAAGAAAGTTCCTAAAGCAGAAATCGGTTTTGAACTTTTTTCTCCTGCAAGGGTGTCAAACTCGGTAAATTTTTTGGTCGTTCCATGAAAAACCTGTATTCCATTCCTTGCTTCTTGGGCGAGGGGTTCTAAGTCGGAATATGTTTTTAGAGGAGATTCTAATTGTGTTTTTCCTATCCCTTGACGACTGATTATAGTTTCTTCGACAAATCCCCCCTCCCTCACCGCCCGATTATAGATATCGGTGAGTTGGGATTTGACCTCCTTGAGAGCAATAAAATTATCTTCTTTTAAAGCTTGCGCTTGTTTCTTTATAATCGGGGCTAAACCCTTTAAGTTCTCTACAGTTATCGGTATTGCCTCACCTTCTAACATTCTCTGCGCCCTATTATAGCTTTTAATGTTTTCAAATCCGAGTTCTTTAGCTTTGGCAATTTCTTGGTTAAACTCATTTTTCGTTTTATTGAATAAAGCAATCCGTTCTTCGGGTGATAGCACGCCAGAAACTCCACGGCCAGTTTCCGTAAATTGTGCTTCTTGTAATCCCGCCTTGCGAAGTCCCACAATTTGACTCGGTGTTTTTCCCTCCTCAATGGCTTCAAGATAGGTTCTTCGTAATACTTTTTCTGCGTTCCTTGCTTCTTGGGCGAGGGGTTGGAGGTCAGGAACAATATGAGGAGCAACTTTAGCGGCTATTTTTTGAGCACTTGTATCAAGAATTTGTTTTACCGCAGTCGGAGTTTTGGCCTTGCTTACCAATCCTGCCGTTATATCGTCCATCACTTCTCCAGCTAGTCCCGCTAACTGTTTAATAACTTTTGTATCGGTTTCTTTAGCCATTCGGCTAATAAAACTTGCCCCGATTTTAGTTCCTACTTTACTTAAAACACCTACATCTAATCCAATCCTTATTGATAGGGGTTCGGCAAAAAATTCTTCAGGAGTCTGGGTCTTGGCTTTTGTGAGAACTGCAAATAAATTTGGAGCAAATGCAACCTCCTCTCCGATTTTTTCCAAAACTCGCCTTTTAGCTTCTTCCGGGGTTAAAGTTATTTGTTCTTTTTCCTGAATTTCAGCAAGAATCTCGGCTTTAGTTGGCGCAAGAGTTTTTCTAACAGCTTCACGCGCTTGACCCATAACCCCCGGAACTTCGCGCAATACATCTTTTATGCTAACTTTCGGCTGTTCGGGTTTAGGAGGAATAAAAGCCGGAGTAGTAGTTTTCATACCAAAAATATCTGCTTGTGGGGGTTCAATAACTCCTTGCCGCAACAAATCTAAAGCCGAAGTCAGTTTTACTCCACCTATACCTTGTCTTAATTGTTCTAAAGCGGTCATAAAGATTCCAATAATTTATCTAATTTAGTTCCTCCGCCAGTTTTTTTTTCTTGAAGTGTGCTCATATACTTATCCAAATATCCGAAACCAATATCTTTACCGTGTCCGGTTGCCAATGCTTGTCGTATATCCTCTAAAGTATCTCCTTCTAAAATTGCTTGGGTTATCAATTCAACTACCGAGGGCGGAACTCCTTGAGCCGCTATTTTATCGGCATTGTTTTTGGTGAGTTTATTTCCGGTTTTAATCACTGCTGGATTTAATCCTACGGAATTAAGACGAGAAACTACGGTATCAGCTGACAGGGCCGTGGTTGGTTCTACACCTTTTTGAGAAATAACTTTTTGATTAACAATCTGACCCCGTGGATTTAGTTCAAATTCTACTAGATTTCCTTGTGCATCTAGGCGTTGTGTAAAAGTGTTTTCTTCCGGTTTTTGCAAATAAGGCATGGCTAATTGTAGTGCTTCTTCTTTTGTTTTGGCTTTTTGAATTTTGTCTAAAATAAGCGAGCCATTAGGAACTTTGGCTAAATTTGGAGCAACCCCCACCCCTATATTCAATATATCTGTTTGTTCTTGTTTCTTTGCGTCATTTTGGGCCTTCTCCGCTTCTTTAATTTTTAATTGGGCTTCAGCACGTTTCTTTTCAGCGAGCGTCAATTGGGGATCCTGTAATGCGATTTGTAGGTTTGCAATAGTTACCGCAAGTTCCTCCTCTTTGGCCCCAAATTTCGCTTTTACGGCACGGTCAATTTGTGAATTTGCGGTTACAATGTTTCCCTTAATCGCTTCAAACATAGCCGATGCGGTTAATGCCCTACTGGCTATGTCGGCCTGCTGTAAAGTAATTTTTCTTTGTGCTTCCGCGGTCATAACACTGCTTGCGGCCCTTGTAACTCCTCTACCTGTTATATCTTGTTGTATTCTTTCTTCGGCTAATACTTTTTGATTTTGTAACGCTTGAGATTCTAATTGATACCCGCGAATTTGAGCGGCTAAATCAGTTTGAGTTTTTTCTAATTCAGGAAGTCCTGCTACCCCCTCCTGTTCCGCAGTAAAACTTGTTTTCCCCAATAAAGAGGATTGTATATCAGTTATTCTTTTAGTTAAATCCGAAACTTTTTGCTCTGCCGGAGCAAGTTTTGTGGCAGTTTTTTGTGTAGTGTCAATTCCCGAAATGTCGGGCGGTGGAGTATCTGTTGATCTCTGAAAGTTGGGCGCAGAAGTTGTACCCAAATCAGCCCCGGTAATTGCAGTTCCGCCAGTAACTGCTGTTTGCTGTTCGGGTGAGAGTCCCACGGCCAGCATCGCTGCTTTTCTTTGTTCTTCTGTTTGATTTACCATAGATTTATGCTGTTATGCCAAAATTGATTAGTGCCGTTCTGATTGCGTCAACGGCTGTTTTTAATTGTGCTCCTGTTGTGTCGGGTGAAGTAATAGCTCCTGCCTGAATTACGGGCGCAACTCCATACACCGAAAGTTTTTGTCCCGCGGCTGTTCCAATTTTAGTTCCAGTCCCAGTTCCTAATTGAATGTTTCTTCCATCTAAAATCTGAATAAGTTTTTCAAAAGTAAATCTATCACCCTTAACAAGTATTGAAAGCTCCTCTTTTACAATTTGTCTGATTTTTAATTCGTCCATTAGTAGGGTCTTTTGTCTTGTACTTCTTCTCTAAAACTATATCCCGTAATCACCGCGCTTGCGGTGCTTTCCAAACGAAATTGAATCTCTTTGTAATCTTTGGGAAACGCCGCAGGAGAAGTTTGCGCACCGGCCGCAGATGCCGATATAGCCGCATCCGTATCGTGAGTTAAAAGCGTAGTCCACGAAGAGTCATTGTCTTTTTTATATCTCACCACCACTTGTGCGGCCGGAGAATCATCTAAAGGTTCGGTCATTACTGTTATTCCCAATAAGTCCTTTTTAAGCGCGGCACCCCCCCCGTTAAAAATAGGTGATTCGTAAATTGAAGTGTCGGAAAATGTAGCCGCGTCATCAGTAACTTTTAGGGTATAAGTACTATTATCCACATAGGAGATAACCATATAATCCCCTACCAGCTTAAATCCTTTTAAGGAGACGGCCGTGGCTTGAGTGTCATTATTTAATTGATATTCCAGGGCCAGAGCGAATTGTCCGTTCTTATTTCTTCCGATACTCCATACTCCCTCATGCCACGCTCCGCTTATCTTACAAGACATCATAAAATACATTCTATTATTTACTTTTTGTTTTTGAGAAATCTGTATGGTTCTATCATCACATCTAAGTTCCAGTAATGGATTCACCCTCACTCCGTCCCAATACTTTATTAAAACCTTAGCCGAGTCCGAAAAATTAGCCGCGCTGTTTGCTCCTTGTGTGCTTATGCCTATTAAATATCCGTCTATATCTTCAATCAGTTCTATATTCTCCACGCCCCAGCTTATTGATTCGGAAACATCAGCTAAAGCAGCATTACCATCCCATAAATATACATAAGAATTTCCACCGACGAATTTCGGCTGAAATGCCACGGCTATGAAGTTTCCTTTCTCGCAAAGGTCTATTTTCCCACCGGTTCCGGTATCGGATGATGGATGAGTATAAATAGTTAATGCGGTATCACTTGATGCCCCACCCCATGCGCCATCGACATTGGTTGCAATAAACGCTCCAGTGAGGGTCATATAGGGTACATACAATATACTCTTGGCCGAGTGAACCAATCCCTGAAAAATCTGCACAAAGGTCAAGCTGCGAGAACTTGCAAATGCTGAACCTCCAAAAGGAGTTATGACGTCCAGTGTCCATTGGATAATTTCATTAGCGCGGGCCGCGTAAGCAATTCCTCTAAACTCAATAAAAAGATTTTCATTTACTATCCCGGTGGTCGCGGAATCTCCTAACCAGTTATCATGCACAAAAATATCCGTAACACTGCGATAATAAAGTCGTGGAGTGTCGTCTGTTACATCTCCTCCTGCGTTGGTTCCTGTTCCAAGACCGAACATCATGGTTCCTGCTTGCCTTGTGCCATAAGTCAAAAACTTTACTATCCTTACTCCGTTGGCTGCTACCGAGGCCCCAAGCGCCGAATTAAAGGTATCGGCCTCAAATCTCCTATAAGGAATCAACCTATCTTCCGAACTTAATATATTAAAATGCTTAAGAGCGCGAGCTTTACGCTTATCTTTAGTCCGGGCTTCGGTAGTAACCCCTCCGGTAAAATCTGTTATAGTTGTTTCGATTTGTCGTCCCATTTTATTTATACCAATACATAATACCCTCTATTGATGTGGTATTATCACTTGTTTCTCCTACTTCCAATGACGCACCGCTCCAAATAAACGAATAAATCGCTCGACCATCATTTGTATTGTTTTCTATTTGAACTACTGAAGCGGTTTTGCCATTGCGAAAAATTATTATATCTCCCGAAAAATCAGTCCCTGCGCCACCAATTATGTTAAATTTCCCCACCCCCATATTTGAGGTTACTGGAATATTACTCGCATAGGTTGTAGTTCCCGAAGATACAGAAAATACCGTAGAAGAAGCGTCATAAGCCATTGGACACCCACCACATCCACCAGACAATGAGATGGCGTTTGCTTGAATGTTTCCAACAACTTGCAGATTATTATTCGTGGTTGTTGCAATCCCCACCCCCAAAGAATTTGTGGTTATTCGGCTGGTTGAAGCATGACCCGATACATAAAGTGAGGTGGTAGTAGCCGAGGTTGAAGTCGCTCCGGCATTAAAATCGTGTTGTCCTGTCCAAGTATAAGCCGCGGCTTGGTCTATGCTGGATGTTTGCCAGCTCGGAGCCTCGCCCGCGCCCTGTGATTGCAAAAACTGCCCCGAAGTTCCCCAGCCATTGGTCGTGGTTACAGTCCCCACTCCGTTTCCTAAAAGAAGTTGATATTGAGAAAGCGTAGTTGAGCCGGTGCCGCCACGCGGAACAGTAACTGCGGTAAATCCCGAAGCCAGAGAGCCGGATGATAATGCCCCGACAGTTACAAGATTAGACGCGGTTGTAAGTCCTGATAACGTGGTTATGGAAGCAACTGATGTAGTAGAACCCTCCATTTTGTCAGAATTTAAGTTAGAAAAATTAGTATTTATTGTTGAGCGGGAGTCCCGGAGGGTATCGGTAGCCGCGATTGTGGTTATGGTACTTCCTAAATTTTCTATCCCCGGGCCGAATTTCTCAATAAAAGACAGGGGCAGGTAGTTATACGCGCCAATTATTGAAGCTATGGCTACAGTCGCTGTTATTAAAATGTTGGCTATTATTCCCATTAATTTTTTACCTCTAAAGAAGCTATTATCGCTGTAGTTTTTGCCTCTAAAGTCGCCCCTGTTTCTGGATTATCCCAAGTGCCTTCATTCTCGATCCAAGTGCCGGTGGCTTCATCCCAAGTAATAGTGTTCCCTACTTTATCTTCAAGTGTGGCTGTAAGGGCTGTATTTTTGTTTTCTAAAGTCGGAGATATTGGCATATTAAAAATATGGTTCCTGTTTGTTGGTCATTATATTTCTTTGGGCTTTGTTTCTTTTTGTATAGTGTTTAATAAGTTCTTTTTTCATTTTTTCTACTTCATCTATCAAGGCGGGTACTCTATCTTTTTTATAAACCATACAGTAAGGAATAGCCGCCATATAAGAAAGTATATAGTGCCACGGAGAAGCAAATCCCGGCTCTTTTGTTCCCGTGGTTACTTCGGCTGAAGTATATATTTGTGCGGTTCTTTTAAACTTTACTTGTAGTCCACTCGCTAATGTAACATTTGATGAGGATATGTTCGGATAAAATTTAATCGTATCATCTGAAACTAAATCATATCTTTGTGGAAATCCGGTAGTTGTTCCGTATAATTCCTCAATTGATAGGACTTCTATAACGGGGTCAAACTGTTTAATTTTCCTATATGTTCCATTGGAATCCATTACGGATATTTCTAACAAATCAAGAAAATCGGCGGCAAAAGTATAACTCCTTTGATTATTGACTAACGTATAAGTTCCGATTGGAGTGGTTGTATAATTACTGTCATCAAATTCCCATATTCCATCGGCGTTAATAAGCCAACCTACGATCTGCTCGTATGCTTTATTTATACGTCTTAGGAGGGTTGCCGCGGGGTAACTTGTCGTGTCTGCATCGCATAAGTCCCGCGCCTCCTGGTTGATATCTGCTATTGTAGCCATTTTTTACGCTGTTATAACTTCTCTTTTAGATAATGCCTGTATAGGCATAGTCGCTTGTTCGGTGAGCTGTGGCACTGGCGCAGATAAGGCCGTAGTAAATTTCCCAAGCGAAGCCGGAGAAATTCCACTCGCCTCAAGTATTTGGCTTAATAACTCTACTGTTACGGGGTCTTGCTTGACTTCCGGAGGGAGAGTTAGATACTGACGCAACACATTTACTAACTTATCGGTGAATTGAGCCATATCTTTTTGTTTGGAGGATACCCTAACCTTAACCTTCATTCTCACGTTTTTAAATTCATCTTTAAGAACTTCAAGAACTTGCTGATTTCCGTTTTGAAGCAATTTTTGTTTTTCTTCCTCTTCGTAAATTGATATATCCGGCGGGACTTTACCCGACAAAACATCTTCTATCTGTCTTTTAACAGCCCGATTGCGTGGGACTCTTTTCATTACATATTCCATTTGATCTGACGTGAGGGTGGAAAGAAATGTTTTACCTTTAACAATTTCTCTTATCATGTGGGGAATCACCCAATCGTTCATAATTTCCTCTACGAATTTATCAAATTTTCCTGCGGTGCGTTCGTGGGGTTTTTTGCCTTCAAAAACTACCCTTTCTTGTAATCTAAAAGGAGTCCCAGCCGGAGGTGGTTTGCCTAAAAGGGGGTCTGTTACTCCTGCGAGCTTTTGCGCGTGGGCTTCTAATTCATTGACTCTCTGGTCAAATAATTGAATGTTCGAGGATGCGTTAGGAATCTGACGGATACCATACCTTGACTCTTTATCAATCGTAGTTATCTCAAGATTCTCCATGTCCCGAATTTTGTTTCGGTTGGAATATCCGTCATCATCCGTGAAGAATCCTATTTTAGAAGCCGCTTTTAAGAGATTATTTTTATTTACCTCGGCAAAGTTAGCCCAAATCTGGGGATCGAGTAGTGCCTCCACTCCTCCCCAACCTAAAGCCCGGTTAAAAACTTTCTTAGGCGAGTGGAATTTCAATACACTCTCGGTTTCTTTTGATTTATATAGAGTTATCCCGTGTCTTCCTTTTTCGTCTTGATAAAAACCTACGACCTGAACTTGATTTGTTAAGGTCTCCATATCATGGCCCTTTAAGTATGCAGAGGGTAGAGTTCCTCTTACTACATAGACCTCTATATTTTTCCCAGTAACTTCGTTTTGTTGTCCTACCTGATTAGGACCAGCAGAGTCCTTTTGCTTGGAGGCCATGGTTATCAGTTCGTCAATCGTTGTATCCGCGCCATTCTTCTTCTCTCCCCATCCAATCTTGGCTTTTCTTTTAAGGGCTTCGGGCGAGAAATTAAACTTAAATCCTATCGGGCCGCCTAAAATATCTGTCTGGTCGCAAAATGCTATGGATTGTAGGGGTATAACTTCAGGCACCGCTCCCACGCCTTTTTTTACCAGACATCCGCCAAAGTCCACTTTCTCCTCCACCGCGTCATCCAGAAATTCATCAAGATTATTTTCTATGGTGAATACATCATCCCAGTATTTTTTTACCAAGAACGACAAGTGCTGATACTCGGGGTCTTCGGTTTCAAAAATTATATCCTTAACATCCCTATCTTCTGCGGCATATCTAAACTCTAAAATCGGGAGGATTATATTATTAAAGGGCGGTTTGGTTCTGGGGTCGTTTGAGATATTAAGATATTTTCCGTGCTTAAGGTGAAAACTCAAACTTAAATGCTGGGCCATATTCCATGTCCAATTTTCACCTATCTGAATTTCCCTCGTTTTATACGAGGTTTCTTCGGTGCCAATGTATGCAAATAAAGTTTCTGGAAATACCATACTTTTGGGGCTATCCCCGGGGCCTTAAAGCCCCAGAGTAGTATCACAAGTACTAAGCTGAGTTATCATCCCGAACATCATATACCAGTGCCGCATGGTCAGTAGGAGTCAGGTGTCCCAAATCAACGCGTGTGTGAAAAGCGATACCCGATTGAATACCACCCGAAGTTCCCGCGATACCGGGGAATTTGTGCATCCTTCCGAAAGTTCCGGTAAGGAGTCCAAGACGCTGGATTTTTCTCACGCCTGCAAAGGCATGATCAGCCACGTTGTCATTGGAAACGTACCAAGTTACACCAAGATATTTAACCTGGGGCGCAAGGCCGTTTTTCAACGCGTCATCTGCTGACGCAAAACCATTCAATTTTGTTACTTCACATTGCTTAATTGAGAATTTTTGTGTGCTTTTGGAGATTTTCTTTCATCCATAAAGGTTGGAGATTTGTGTAGTGCCACGCCCTTTTTCGCTCCTTAGAGTTCTTCAAATTAAAGCTAGAAAGGGGTCTAAAATGGTCAATATGCCACCCATAGAAGCCGTAATTATTCCAAGTCATATCTGGCTTAAATTGTTTTTCAAGATGTATTTTTAACTCCTTGAATGTACAGCCAAGCAGTTTTTCTGTTTTTTCCGAACCCCACCCTCTTTTAGCAAAATCATTCATACGACTTCTTATAGTCGCGGCTATCTTTTCGTAAGGCCTCTGTCTCCGTCTCTCATAAATCCGCTTAGCATTTTTTCTACCCCATTCTCGCATTTGATTTCTATGAGATTCGGCATATTTTGGGTTATCTTTTCGCCACTTTTTATCATAAGCTCGGTGGTATTCTCTGTACTTTTTTACCCATTCTGGATTTTGCCTCATCTTCCTATACATCTCCCTTTGTTTTTCTTTTTGTTGTTTATCCATGCCTCTATTTTAGCATGAGCAAACATACTTTTCAACTCCTCAATTAAGTTTTCAATGTGCGGAGATACCGCTTCGGATATCTCTCATGGGCTTCTTTTGTTATACCCATGTTCAGACTGTTGTATAGCGCATTTTTGCGCTTCCTTTCGCTCAGTCGTTGTTGCCGGTATTCGCTTTATGCGAAGGAACCTTGCAAGGCGTTGCCCACTTCTGGATTTTCGCCGTATATCAGAAAGGATTTAACCAGGCCTAATAGTTTTGAAAAAGCCTGAGCAAAAGCCTCCACGAACTGAAAACTTGTAGGATGTAACACAACCCCGACTCCGTTTCTTGCCATCAAATTAGCTCCATTTTGTGTCCTGATCACAGTCCTAATAAGGCGTGCCAGGTCGTCAATGTTGGAAGCTGATGCGGCAAGAGCGACATCGGTGTTGTCAGTCCAAGCTCCACCTGATCCTCCGATATTTCTCCAGCTTGCGTGTTGTCCCAAAACTTCAATTTCGATTCGCTCTCCAATCCGCTCTCCCGCGCGGCCAAAGATTTCTTTTTCAGTCGTCCATGGAGATTGGGAAAGATCACCAAAGTCAAAGTAAGTGGTAACATGATGGCTGGTAGAGATCGTAAGGGTGTCTGCGACTTCCGCGACATCTGTCGGATCAAACGCGGTTCCACGGGTCAGAGTGCCTGTTGCCGCCCAATCACCGGTAGTAGAAATGGACTGCGAGGTAATAACACGAGTATTGCTCATGGTTACCTTGCACATTTCTTTCCAGTTTTGGGGACGGGCTAAACGCTCTTGCATGTCCCGCTCAAAAAGAGTTTCATAAGTTACTGTATTTGCCAAGATTATCTGTCTGTGTTATGACCTATCTTCTCCTAAAATAGAGAAAACATACCATAAACAGATATTTAGTTTTTAGAGAACCAGACAAATGGCTATGATCGACTACTTAGAGTTGTAGAACTTCAATGCTTCAGAATTACCAGGTTCATTTTCCGCCAATTTCTCCAGTATTTTAGAATAAAGCTCCTTGGGGGTTTCGTCCGAAAACAATAATTTCCCGTCCGGCCCCTTGGTGGCTTTAGCAATCCAGTAATCAGGAGTGTTCTTAACTCCCGATTCGCCGTGTTCTCCTTTTATGTCAGAGGTGGCCGCCAGATTCGCTTTAGCGGTTTTCAACTCTCCTAGTTCTTTCTGAAAGATAGGGTTACTGATTATGTCATCAGCTTCCCGATTGGTGTCCGTCTTCCATTTGTTAAAAAGTTCTTCTTGCTCACCGGCCTCGATATTGGCCATTTTCTTGGCCATTTTATCCAGCCGTTCCAATAGCTTATCGTCTGATTTTTTCGGCTCTTTGGGTTCAGGCTGTTTAGGTTCAGACTTTTCTTTTATATTAACTTTTATCCATTTACCATCTTCATTCTGTTCAAAGCCCTCTGCCCTTTTAGTACGGGCAAACAAATGCCGATTATTTTCCCGTAACTTTTTCAGTTCTGATTGTAAACTTTCTACATCATCGCTGATATTCTCGTTTTCAGAGGCGAGTAACTCGTTATCATTTTCCATAATTTAAGTGATATGGACGGTCACAGAATTTCTAGAATTAAGTGTCCTAGTCCACTGATTAACTAATAATTTATTAACTCCGTATGTATCTGTTTAAATTTATTGAGCGTTATTAACTATACGAACTTGGGCTTTACAAAACCCGTCTCCAATTACATCCGTGCTTACTCCAGCATCTGCGATACTATCCGGTCTTTTAACTCCCAAAACCAAGTAACGATTGGGGCCAAAAACGTTTTTAGTGTTCATGCCGGTAGTGGTTGCACGATAACTTAACTCACCCAATACATCGGCAGCCACATTAGCAGTTATTAAGTTTGTTGAAGATGTGGCGGTTAATTGAGTTGCGTTGCCCGATCCTGCTGAATTATCCAAATGAAGATCAACTGCAACCGTGGTAGCCGTGGTAATCTGCCCGTCCCAAGTTATAAGGGTTGTAGTTGCGGGCGGAAGCCGGAAAGAACACAGGGTTGAAGTCGCGTTGGCGAACGTGCCGCTATAATAATAATCTCTGACTTCATTTATGGCTAAATAGGGCGAACTTATCTCCGGGCCGGAAAATGCCCCCATTCTTTCAGCTATTCTTTCAGATACTCTTTCAGCTATTCTTTCAACTTCAACTATTGATGGCTCCGAGGTAAATAAAGACAATCCCAGAGCCACTACCACTACAGAAATTCCTAACGAAACTAATATATGTTTTAGCATATTTATTTCTTTTTACCTCTTACTGCGACCTTTAATGGCTCTGTCGGAGCCGACTTTTTTGTTGCTAATTCTAATTTTTCCGCTTCTACTTGCTTGTCCCGCAATGAAGGCATGCGGGCTGATTCTAAAGTTGACATAAATTTATTTATTTTATCTCCCTCGACTAAGAGGAGTTTATCTAAATTCTATTAAACCCACCGTTGAAGATGGAACCGTCGCGCTTACTTCATAGGCATATGCCCTCACCTGTCCGCATCCATAAATCTCCGAATCATAGGCAACCGTAGTGGACGCTGCCTGCACATGACCCACTACAGCCGTAGGCGTAGTGCTTCCGAAAGAAAGCATAATTGCCCTGCCGGTGGTGCTTATAACCCGCGCAGTGCAATCAAACGTTGTATTGAATATGGTTTCTGCCGAGGTTGAACCTATCCTCGTTTCAGAAGATGAAGATACGGTGCTATATAGTCCGGGCGTAGCCCCGCCAAAACTTAATTCCGGTATCTGCTTGATAGCCAAAAGCGCAACCAATACCGACAATGTGGCCACCAATGATGTTAAAATTATCTGTAATTTATACATAGTTTTTTTTACTTTTGACCTACGACCTTTACACTAAATTGTCTTCTGCTGTTTTTTTCTGTTCATCCAACCTCATTACGCTTAATTCATAAAATGCTCTGGTGATTTTTTTAATTGCCTCACTGGATGCCGGCTCACTGACACAGACATTCAAAAACAGCTTCTTCAGGGCAAATACGGCAGATGTATCCAAGTTTAGGCGTTGTAATCTCATCCTTTCCTCGTTTGTGAGTTCGAACAGTGTCATAAAAAATCCGACTGAGACAGCCGGATAATGTTCTGATGCAGAGCCACTACGCAACTACATCAGGACATCGTACGGTTGTCCCGATAGTAGTGGCTTTTTAATTTTTTATATGAACAACATACAAACTTTACTTAAATGAATTTCCCTTGTGGTGGGACTTCCTTGACTGAAAAGACGATGGGCGGTTATCCCGTTTATAATCCTATCGGTTTTCTTATCCCCATGTTCTATCGAGAGAACACTCGTAACTTTTGCCCCGCCCGAAACCTTAATTCCTCTTATGGCTTCTTCAATGGTCGCGCCCTCGGATTTATAAACCCTCCCCAATGATTTTAGGGTGGCTTTATAGTTAATTTCTTGAAGCCTAAACGGAACATTAGTGGGTACTCCTCCTTTTATTTTCTTTATTCCTTTTTTCATATTATTCTGGTGGTAACCTGATTCCCATAATTTCTGCCTCACCTCGATTTATGTAGTTGGTTACTTCTATGCCTTGCTTCATCTCTTTCCATGAATAAAGTTGCTCTCTGACTTTAGGTTCGTAATGTTTGGGCTGCGCGTCTAACTTTGCACAAAGTTCTTTATGAGTCGCCTCGCAAAGAGAGCAACGCTGGAACTCCTCGGCGACTTCGGTTTTTTCGCACTTATAACAATTAACCATGGGTTTTTATTTGGCAAAATAATTAGTCCAATAGGCTCTATCACGATTTATTTTTACATTACATCTCAAACATAACGTATTAAGGTTTTGTTCTGTGCAGTTCTTTTTATCGAAGTCTATATGATTAACACACAATACCCTGTTTAATTCTTCTAACTCCTCTCTTTCCGTTCTACCGCATAAACAACAAATAAAATTATCTCGTGTTCTTATATTTAACTTCAACTTCTCATTAAAATAACGTGGATAAGGGTTGGCTGATATTCCACCCTTCCAGTTCCAATTATTTTTACCAACTTGTATTGGAGGATGATGTCCATTCTTTATTAAGGCTAAGCTTATTTTCTTTTTTGATTCTTCTGTTTGTGGATGTTTCTTTCCCAACCAATATCTTCTTGGATTCTTTTTAGCCGCTTCGGACATTCTCTTTCTAACCTCTTCAGACCGTTTTCTACCCAAGTGTTTATTTCCAATTTTTCTCTTTATTTCTTCTGCTTTTATACTTTTAGACCAATGATTCAAGCGCACTTTTTCTTTATGTTCTTCTGTAAGGGGAGGCCTCTTTTTTCCTTTATGCGCTTCACTTATCTTTTTTCGTGTTTCCTCACTAAGCTTTTTACCCAAACGAGCCAACGCGATATTGTGTCTATACTCATCTGAGCGAGATTTTCTTTTATAAATTCCAGTGGGCATAACTCCATTTTATTCTGTTTTTCCCAATTAGGCAAATCAGGAAAAACCCGTTCCCATCCCCTCATTTCACGATAATTTTCCGTAATTTCTTCCCCAGCGTTTATATCTCTTAGGGCAGTGTCTGTTTCGGGGGCGTAGTTGGGATCGGGGCTATGATTCATCAATGAGAGTAATCTAACATCGTGAATTATTATTCTTCCTCCATTCACCAACGAGGGCCATCGGTCTAAAATAATCTTTTTAATTTCTGGGAATAACTTATTTATACTCCCGTAGGGCATCTTATACATCCTCGGAAGTTCATTGGCATATACTCTGTTACCTTTGGGGATCGAGGTTATAGCGATTACTCCTACGCCATGAATCTTACTTACCCCCACCGTTGCTTTCACCTGGCTGTTTATTTCGGCTATCTGGTCCATTTTTTAATTGGTCTATAAATTCTATTATCTTCTCGGCGCATTCAAAACAATAATGTCCTTCAAATCCTAATCTTTGGGGTTTAAGTTCTGGGTTTAATTTCACGATAAACCCCGCAAAAGTTCCTAATCCATCGTTGATCAAACACTCTTTAAGGCAAACATCGCAAAAGTATTTAACAATTTGTGTCATAGAACTTTTTTGCTGTAATTGCTATTCTTTTTATAAAATCCTTGATTGGCTAAATCAGCTTCTTTATTCTGCTCCTCTATCGTGCCATATTGGGATTTCAATAAGTGGTCTCTATAAAGTTTATCATGGTTGACCCTATCCACTACGCGGGTGTGCATTTCCCGCAGTTTATCGCTTGGTTGAAATTCCTGCTTCGGTCTGGTGAAAAGTTCCGGCTTCTCCCTTCTCATGCGGTTATATAACGCCTCGCCTTTCTTAAAACGATCTCCGCAATACTTACAGGCCGCCATACCCGACATGCTTTCGTGGCGATGGCCGGTATCCAAGTAGGTCATTAGCTGTCTTTTAAACTTCGCCTCCATGTAAATAAGGGATAATTCCAATAAATCTCTAACTTTGTTTTTTTACTGCAGTCCAAACAATATCTGTAATAAATAAATCTATTTACCCACCTGCCCATGGTATCGTTGTGGATACACTCCCCACGATTAAATGAAATAACCCGAAGTCCGTATGGAAAAGTTTCAATTTTCATTTACATTATACTGGATTATAGTGTGTCTTAACCTCTTTGATTTTGTGGGGGCAATCGCCCCCGTCCGGGTCCAAACACCCATCGGGAATCTTGACATTAAATAGATACTCTACACGAGGTTGTACTGGGGGTGATTGTAACTGTGCATGGCCTCCAGTCCCATTTGTTTCCTCCTCTCTTGTTTCTGAATGATTGGTAGGCATGAAGATATAACATAGCGTAATGCGTCTAAAGCGTGATCGTTGGCTTTTATCGGGTCTTCCTGTTCATTCCGTTCGTTCCGGTTTTCGTCATACGAATACATTTCAAACTCGGAGATAAGGTTTACGCACCGTTTATTTATTTTTAATTTATTCCTTATCAGGAGTTCTCTAATCATCTGAATTCCGGCCCTAACGCTTCCCTTGCCCTTCATAACCTCACGCACATTGACCCCTTTTCTTCTCATTTCCTCTATGCCTCCGGAGTTCTCCGGATCGGGATATACGGCCTCAAAATTACATGCTTTAACATAATCGGCTATTTGGGCATCTGTCCTCTCGGTCTTATACCATTCGTCATTTACCCAAACCATTTCTCCGTCAAATCTTATTTCCAATACTGCGGCCGGATTCCTATATCCGAAATCTATTCCCGCAAGTTTTTGTAATCTTATTTCCGGTAAAGTTTCGTATAGGTGTTTATCTCTTGAAAACTCTTTATAAACCAGTCCTTTGGTCTTTTGGAAACTCGCTTCATATTCCTGCGCGAATCTATCGGGTGGCAGAGTTTCTTTAGCCCGGTCTATCTCATCCTTTGGAATGTACGGATTCTCATAACTGGTAAAATGAAATGTCTTAAAGTCCTTGTCGGTAAGCTCTAAATTGCATAGGTCGTAAAAGTGATTGAATCCTTTGGGGGTGCTGATAAATATCGCTTCTCCTCTTGTGTCGGTTAGGGTGGGCCTTAAAACTTCTTGCCAGTTCACCCAAAAGTTATTCATACTTGCCACCTCATCTACCACTATCAGATCGAATGCCTGGCCTCTTAAAGTTTCTACCGACTCCCATCCCCTTAAAACTATTTGACTGCCGTTTACTAATTTTATTTCCAGTCGGGCTTCATTTAGGGTTCCAGCGTTGATACAATCTCTTTTAAGCTGTTCCCATGCTATATCTCTACTCTGTTGATATGTATTTGATAAATAAGCAATTTTTGAGTTAGATACTGCCGCCCTGCCTTTCATCTGGTCTATCGCGAGTGTGGTTTTACCCCATCTTCTTCCACACCTTAATACTCTAAATCTATGAGGGTCTAATGCGACTATCTTCTGCGTTGGGTGGAATACTAACATATCTTTGCGCGGATTCTCCGGTTATATTTATAATTAAAGTTTTATTTCCTTCACTTTCTTTATCACTCATTTTAAGTATTTCAGCCCCCAATCTCATTTCTCCTAATCTATTTTGTGGTTTCTTTTTTATGTCTTCTACCAAGGCGCCGGTAATAAGTCCAGCCGTTAATCCCTTTTTAATATATATCTCTTGAAATCCTTTACTTCCAGTTAGCTTCTTGGGATTTTTGGCAACCGAGGGAGCATATCTTTTCCCATTCATGGTTACTGTTTCCCGCATAGCACGGCTAACACTTACCTTCCCAACCTTTTTTATATTGTGTTCCAACCTATCTACTGCCGCCTTTTGTAATTCAGTAGCCATGAGTTTTCCTCTTTTTGTGTTTATGTTTGCTCATCTTGTTATGACCGATAAAAGCGGAGGATAACCCTTGCGATACTCTATGTATTCTTTTACAGATAAATACTGGCACTTATGGCAAAAAATGCCTTTCGTCTGAGGACGCTTCCCACACGCCCAACATGGTTTTGCTTTCTTTAACATAAAATCACTGGGCAAATTCAAACAATGGTTTTGAATCTATCCAGTGATTTGTATGTCCTTTCCATGTTTTTAATATACAACAGAATTAAAGCACATGCAAATAAAGTTATCCACCGCCCGCAAATTTGAATTTATCTATGGCTTCTTTACATTCCTCAATTTCTTCTCCACACTCACAATGAGTTTCTTTCAAACTGTTTTTTCTGCCGCAACGATAACATTCTACTTTATATCTCCAGTTAAAATCCCATTTTTTCTTTTCTTTTTTCATATTTTTATCCCCTCTTTAAGATAATCAATGATTTTTTGGAGGGCTTGGTTATACTTTTCGTTTTCTGGGAAATACTGCGTTTCCTCATCCATATCCATATACTCTCGCTCTTTCATCCCCTCCACTTTCTCAATCAATCTTTTGATGAGGTTGGTTTGGGAGGAGAGGAGGAAGGATTTAAGTCCGTGATTCATTGAAATGTGTGAAGGAAACTTTTCCTCAAATTCTTTCAATCCTTCCTCTATGATTTGATTTGGGATATTTGCTTGGGGACATTTTTTAAAGTGTCCAATATCCGCACGGGTTTCTTCGTTTAACCCGGATTCATCACAAATACATTTTTGGTTTTTGCTTGTTTCTTTTTTAGTGTTCATGGGGGATAGATTTTAGAATTATTTGCCCTAATAAAACTATCTGCTCTAATTCGTTTTCGGTAACCGCAAACATTTGGTCTATGGGAGTGTTAGTGATTTCTATGAGAAAACCGCCCCCAGATCGTCTTATATTCACTTCGGATTTTATTTCTTTTTTCATTTTATTGGGGGGTTATTTATTACTTTATATCCAGCTTTTTTAAGCATTATCCTCGTGTCAATGTAATGCCATAAACCATCGCCTCTTTTAAGTTTCAACGGTCTTTTTGCTTTTACCCTTGTTAGAGTTGACGGATTTTTAGGTGGCCATAAAATAAACGCACTTTCTGTAGCCGCCTCTAACGAACCCGCTTCTATTGTTTTTTGATAATCGCCAGTTTCTACAATGTAATCTTTTAGATCCTCCCGTATTTTTTTGTTGTTTTC